ACGACGCCGGGGAAGGCCCGGACCTCTACAAGCTCGCCTACGGTCGGTCTTTCGGTATCGACGCTGCTGACGTTTCCAAGGAACAGCGACAAGTCGGCAAGGTCATGGAACTGGCGCTCGGGTACGGCGGCGGTGTCGGCGCGTTTGAAACCATGGCGGCGGCTTACGACGTGCGCATCGGCGAGCAGTACGACTACCTGATTGCCAACACGCCGGCGCGTGCGATCGAGCAGGCGTCCAGCACGTGGCTGAGCCGCGGTAAGTCGTCCGGCATCGAGGAACGGACGTGGATCAGCGCCGAGATCGTCAAGATCCTGTGGCGTGAGACGCATCCAAACGTTCGCCAGTTGTGGCGGGACATGGAAGACGCCGCCATGTCGGCGGTGGCCTACCCCGGAACGCTGTTCAGGGTCCGCGGGATGGTCGAGTTCGACAAAAAAGGCAGCTTCCTGCACATGCGGCTGCCGAACGGGAAGTGCCTCTGGTACGCGTTCCCGAAGATCGAGCGCAAGCTGACCGCCTGGACCGACGACAACGGCAAGGCGGTCTACAAGGACACGCTTACCTACGAGGGCGTCGACAGCACGACTCGTCAGTGGCGGCGCCAGTCGACCTACGGCGGCAAGCTGGTCGAAAACGCGTGCCAGGCCATCGCCCGCGAGATACTGGCCGAAGCGCTACCGAGGCTTGAGGCCGCCGGCTACCCGGTCATCCTGCACGTCCACGACGAAATCGTGTGCGAAGTGCCAATAGGTCACGGATCGGCGCAGGAGTGCGAGCGCATCATGTGCAAGCCTCTGTCGTGGGCGGAAGGGTTGCCGCTGGCAGCGGAAGGTTTCGAAGCAGAGAGGTACAAGAAATGAGATCGAATCGGGCTGAGCATCTGCTGGCGACACTGGTTAAAGCCATACAGATCGAAGCGGATATAGCCATCGCGGAAGCGGTCGACCAGGACACGATTTGGATCAAGGGCATGACCGTGCCTCAGATACTCGCGTTGCGGAAACGCTTCATCAACGACACCAATCTGTTGCCGGAAAAACTGACGGTCGAGCAGATCGAACACCGAGGGAGCCACGAATGAACGCGAACCTGCTGGCACGTAATGCCGTCGAAGGCCGTCGCCCGCCGCTTGTCGGCCTTACCGGCCGGATCGGTTCCGGCAAGTCGTTCGCCGCAGCGCTCATGCGCGAGCGGCACGGATTCACAATCCACAGTTTCGCCTACCCGCTCAAGGCGATGTTGATGACCCTTGGCCTGGACGAGGACCAGGTGAACGGCGCGCGGCGCAGCGAGCCTTGTGATCTCCTTTGCGGCAAGACGCCACGTCACGCGATGCAGACGATCGGCACCGAGTGGGGTCGCGACCTGATCGGCGCTGACCTGTGGGTCAACGCGTGGAAAGTGGGGCTGCCGGCGGGTCCGGTTGTCGCCGACGACGTGCGCTTCGCCAATGAGGCACGGGCCGTCCGCTCGCTTGGCGGGGTCGTCATCCGTGTGATCGACATCTACGACGCGCTCGAAGAAGACGAACTTCACGCCTCGGAACAACTCGATTTCGCGCCAGACGTCACCTTGTTCAACAACAAGGATGCCGCTTTTGCGTCCGTGCTGGACATGGCGCTTATCCGGTTTCTCGGCCTGTCGTGAAAATCGTCTGGTGTGATTGATACTGCACGACAGGTGTGCTATTTTCGTCACCGTCGAACATGCCGGGTCGCGCCCGGCGGTCACCACTTTCAGAAGGATCCTCCCTCATGCGCACTTTTGATGTAATCTCTGGCGTGCTCGCCAGTGCAGTG